CTCTGACATTCTATCCCATAGCGTTTTATGTGCTGTTGAAATAGAGTCCCAAGCAGCTGCCAATGCAACAGGAATCCATGTCCATTTAAATAGCTTAAGATTTTTAGTATTGCTTAATGCGTTAAATACACCAGTTACAATATCTCTGCCGTAAATACCAGCAACTACTGCTCCGATGCCCAGCCCCATTGAAATACCATCTTGAGAACCATCTGACATCATAGAACCAGCTTTTGCGCCTAGATAGCCACCAGCGGCTAATAATCCCGCACCAGCAATACCCGCACCTGCAACAGCAGGCATATTATGACGAATAACAGAACCCTTACCTGCCGCCATTCTTTCGGCATGTCTTTGATCAAGGAATTCTTTTTGCGTGAGTCTAACACCAGATAGACTTCTTTGTACTGCATCCATTGCCATGAATTCAGCAGCGCTACCTATACCACGTCTTGCAAACTCTTTTGCATTTTGGCGTGCCATCCAATTTTCATTAGCTTGATTTCTTTCCCACTCTAGTTTAGCATTTTTACGAGCATCTCTTGCTGCTAATTGAGTTTCGTTTAATCTTTGTGGACGAGGAGGTGCTGTCATCGTTGGCATTATAGGCGGAACCATTGTACCAGGAGCTGACCGCTCAAACATATATTTTTGAAGATTATAAGAACGCGTTGCTGCTTCATCAGCTGCAATTGCAGTAGCATTTTGTCTTTCCCAACGCTTTGTAATCTTGTCCATTTGAACATCGTGTGCTCTGCTTAAGCCTACCTTCTTAGCACTCTTCATCATAAAGGTGCCAATAGCAGCAGGAATTAACAGATGACTCAAAGGAATTTCACCGCCACCAGGTACAGGCATATTACCTAAGTAATCAAAGCCCATTGAATGCCCCGTCCCCATGAAGCCTTCTTGTTCTCCACGTTTCTTTGGATTTGCTATTGCATTTACAAGGTTGCCAATTACATATAAAGCCATTAACAAACTAGTTGCACGATACGTAGCTGCAGCGCTAATGCCTTTCATTGCAAAGTCTACTGTACCGCTAATAACTTTTAGAGTATTTGCAAACCTACGCATGCCGCTAGAAAGCACATCTAATACTGCAATGGTTTCTTGTACACCAAAAGCATTTCTCAAGCCTTTCTTATCAGTAGCGTTGATAAAGTTTGCCCGCGCTCTTTCACCGCCTGTTGCCATATTTGCAGCAGCAACCGCATAACTAGGCGCATTCATATATTGAGCAATACGAGATTTACGCGCAGATGCTATAGACTCTGCCAATACGCCTTCAGGTAACCTAAATGCCTTTGTAGCAGCTCTACTACCAACTGCTGCTGCACCTTGTAGTAGCATATCTACAGTTCTTAAGAGAGGCAATGCAGGTGCGAGTGTTGCGTTAGTATAAGCTAATTTAGCAAACTTAGCGTCTAGCTTCATAAACATTGCATCTTTTGCAATAATAGCTGCTTCTAGTCTAGCGTTAACAGCAGTTCTTAAGGCTATCCCAGGTCCACTCATATAAGCTGCATACGCGCCTAATGCACTTAACCCTGTTCCAATTGCACCAAAACCAAATAGCTGAGGAGCATAAACAGCAGCTAAGAATCGCAAGACAACTGCCATTGCACTTCTAATTCTAACCGTAAGTAATTCAAGCCCTGCTAATTCTGGTCTTCTGAATTGAATCGTTTCTAAATACAAAAGTCTAATAACGCCTACCAAGCCTTCAACAGCCATGCTAAATATTGTCTTTAATGTATAAGACAGACCACTCATAACAAGTGCGCCACGGTCAATATTTGCGTAAGTAGCTGCTGCAAATCGTTTGTATTCCTTAAATACAATCATTGACACACCTGTTGCTGCAGTAACAGCTAGCAGTATTTGTGTCGTAGTTGCTGTCATAGACTCCCAAAAGTCTAATGTTGCTTGTAACGGATTTGCGTCTGGAAACATTGGGGTTGGGATTTTCTCAGAATCTTTATCTTTAGCAGAGTAATTCTTAAATGGAGAATAATTATCAGAATCTATAGTTGCACCTTGCGCAGACATAGCTGACAATAAAGAGCCAACTAAAAACAATGCTGTAAATATTTGCTTTGGTGTAGGTATGATTTTGTTCAGTAAAGAACCGCCTTTCATGTTTGCAATTTTATCTTGCAAACGCTTCATACCAGATTCAATACCAAGGATAAACCGATCAAAGAATCCAGAAGTATTGGCATCTCTTCCTAATAGCAAATGCTGAAGAAAAGTACCGCCATTTATTTTATTACTTTTGCTGAAAGCTTTAGATAAGTGATCACTTGTCTTTAAAGAAATATTGTTCAGCTCTCTAGCCATCCATTGGGTAAACCCGCTAAAACCGCCAGTACCAGACATTGTGACTTCTTTTCTCCACTTGTCTCTTACTTTGCCCCACACAGGACTACGATCCATTGCATTGTGTAGATGCGACAACATTGGATCAAGTACACCTGTTTTCAAATCTTTAAGACCTGATTCACCTGTTAGTGCTAACCAAATCAAACCGCCTCTTGCGATTGCGTGCCCAATTACATTATCTTTGTACAATGAATTAAACATGCCTGAGAAGTCCATCATCAACCCTGTAATAGCAAGGCTTTGAGTTCTGTTTGTATCATTAAAGAATGCTTTAGACATTTTGCCTAAAGGAGTAGGTTGTCCACCTGCAGTCTTATTGCCTGTGTAAGTACCCATAAAGAATGACTGTACACTACGCTGACGCTGTAATACATCACTCAAACCTTTGCGGTAGACACCTAATTCAACCATTAGTCTTACAAGAGATCCGCCAAATAGCCAAGCACCCAACAAACCTACTGCTGGTGCAGAACCAAACAAAGACGCAATCTTAAAGATACCAGAGAATATTACACCAAGGTAAGGAAGACCTGTCAAGAAGTTTTCCATAAAGTTGCCAAAGAATGCAAAGCCTTCTCCAATCAATCTCGGTATATCTACAAGCGAACCATTAACAACACCAGATGCAATATCACCTGCTGCTTTGCCTAACTCTACGCCTAAGCTCTTATCAAAGGTATTTGCAGTAATCGTAATAGCTAGTGATGTCCCTGCAATAATTGAGGAGGCTAGCAACCAACCGCCAATTACACCGTCTGCAATAACTTTAGGTAACGAGCTGAAAATCGTTGCCATTACTGTGGCTGAAAAGGCTTGTCTTAATGCCAATGGCCATGTGTTAAACCAAGCTCTAAATCTTTGATTTACAAAAGATAGAACACCAGACATTGTATCAGTGAATGAATATCTCAAACCTTTGAATAGTAAATCATTTGAAAATACATCTCTTAAGAATACAACAGACTTTTGTATAGAGTCCTCAATAGCTTTAGCGTATCCAGCTAAGTTAGGTGAATAGGCATATAGTTTGCTATTGAGTTTGAACATTGTTTTCGACAAATCAAGGCTAGCTATCCTATTTAAAACACCGCCAATCTTTGTATAAATGACTTCAAACAAGTCAATTACATTGTCTCCAAAAGTCTTGAGGCCTACTGAAGTATTGCCCCATAAGGTTGCAGATGTGTATATGATTTCATCAATAGTATCTGTCCACCAAGAATGTGCAATAACAGCGTCATATATCTCAAAGAACACTTGAATAACAGCATCACCAAAAGCTTGAATTGGAGCTAATGCTTTTATCAGAGTATCTGAATAATATTGTACCTTGTCTACCAAGGCTTCAAACCAATTTGTTAAATCTCCTCTTAAAGCTAATTCGGAGAATGTTGTTATCCAATGTAAAAGTACATTTAAAACCTCAACAAATACACCAGAAGCATAAGACGCAGCGTCAGTAAGTGCACCAAATAAATCTATCTTTGACAACATTGCTGTTGCAGATACAAGGCTATCTAAAACTTTATCAAGACTTTGCTCTATGTTTGAAAATACAACATGTACCTTAAAGGCAATAGGCATGTCTATTTGCGCAAACTTAGGCAATACTAAATTAAGTCCTTCTGCTAGTCTATAGTATAATTCTTCAGTGAATGTTTCAGAAGCATTTACTAGAGAATTCATTAAAGAGTCTACTAGACCTGCCACTGTTACCATTAAGTTTCCAGCAATTCTTGCAAGCTTTGAGCCACCAAAACTAACACCAAAAAGCTTTTCAAGTATATTGTAGCCTGCTAGAGTTTCTCCAAGATCTCTTAAACCAGATACAAGATCCGTAGAAAGTGTTAAAAATAAAGAACCTACAAAACTGCTAATAATTCCAGCAACAGAGTCAGTACCAAAGACAGTATCTCTTAAATTCTGTATTAATTGTTTAGACATTCTGTACCAGACAATTTCGCCACCTATATTAAAGGATCTCATTTCCTTTATTATGAATGCTCTAAAACGACCTGTGACAGATTGCTCATATGCCAAGATTTCTGCACTAACTTTTACTAATGTATTTCTAAGAGTTAATGCTGTTATTTCGCCAATAGCTTGCATAGGTTTTAATAGATAAAACATATCATCGCCTTTGACAGAGCGTAGCATTTTGCCAAACATTTGCCAACGCATGATTGCGATATCAATAGCAGCAGTAAATTGAGTTACAAAAGGCTCTATTACTGTGGTTATAAACCTTGTCAAACCAATCGTATCTAGAGAATGCTGTATTGCATATATTGATATCTCTAACATTTGCTTAACAGGCTCTAGCAAATCCTCAAGTGGATTCTTAAAACCCACCAAAGAAAATCGCAAAGCATTTCCAAGTAAGTAAGCCTTGTCAACAGACTTTCCTAATTCTTGTGAAAGATTATAAACACTCTTTGAAAGCTTTTCAGACAGCGCCAAGCCTTTGTCAAATTCAACAAATACATAAGCTGCATTTTCTTTTAACTTTAAGAAACCTGTAGATAATGTAGGTACAATATTTTTGAATTCTTTATTAATTGTTTCTGCTTGATCTGCAAGTGCTTTGAAGATTACTTCAGAAGTTATTTCTCCCTGAGCAGCAATAAGTCTCATTTGACCTAATGTGACACCCATACTGTCTGCAATCATGCCTGCAATACGTGGTGTTTGCTCCATTACAGAGTTTAATTCTTCGCCTCTTAAAACACCAGAGGAGAAAGCTTGACCCAACTGAGTTAAAGCTGCTTTAGAGCTTTCTGCAGAAGAGCCTGAGATTGCTACTGCTTGTTGTATTGTTTTAGAAGACCGTGCTAATTTATCAATATCAACATTAGTGTTACGCATTGCGCGTCCCATTGCAGTAAATACTTCAACGGTTTCTCTATAAGTACCATTGGTTTCATCTGCAATATTTCTAAGTCTTACTTGTGTATCATATAATTCGTTACTCTTACCTACAACTAGTGCAACTTTGTTTTCCATCTCTTGTAAAGATGATGTAGTTTCTTCTACATACTTTAGAAGCTGATCTGCTGCAAAGGTGGTTCCAATTGCTATAAAAGCACTTTTGAAGCCATCGGCCATTGAATTCACACTTTGTGAAATTGACTTAACCGTAGTATTTACTTCCTCTAGATTTCTCTGTGCTTTTCGGGTATTAGCATCGACTTCAATTACTATACCTGACATTTAAATTCTCCATTAAAAACCCCCTTACTTAAGAATAAGGGGGTAGTATTATTTAGGTGTAACAATTACACCATTAGGGCTTACATTTTCATTTGCAAGCAGAGTTCTTTCTATAAAATGCGTGGGCGCTTGTGTACTGCTCCCTGCATTGAGTCTATCAATGTATTCAACATCATTGCTTATCTGACCGTCTTCATATTTCCAACCTGCTCTAGCTCTACCCGTATCTATAGGTGTTGCTGCACGTAACTCTTCCACTAATCTCTTAGCTTCTTTGTTTTTGATAATTTCAGACTTTTGTTTAAACTCTGACATTAAATTTAAATCAATTTTCATATTCATTTAAGAACAGACTCCCCGCCTGTGGCAGTTGCAAGTTTCTGGAAGAATCCAGAACGCTTAAAGCTGCTGGTATCAAAACTACCATCCGAATTAGCCTTGGGGGGCGGATTATAAATAGGCTCTAATGAAGTAAATAGCTGCCAAGGCTTTTGATTAACACCCTGTGCCTGTAAAAGTTTGGAAGCACGATCATCTGCTCTCCACTCTACAGGCCGCCTTTCAAAATAGTTAAACCAGCCTAAAAGCTCTTCATAAGTCATATCTTCATATAACTTGCTAACAGGCATTTTAAGCTGATACGCTATTTCAAAAATAGGAAGCTCTTCGTCACTTAAGACGACTTTCCCTGATCTTGACCCATACCTGAGAATTTCATAATATCATTTGAAAGTCTAGATAATTCATCCATTGGAAAGTTATCAAAATCATCATCGGTTAATTCGTCACCGCCTTCTACAGCAGAACGAATTACTAGTTTCAAAACTTCCAAACCAGCAGTCTCATCTTTTTCAATATCTTGAGCACGCTTTTGGATTTCTACAACTTCTGCTACTGTTAGTTTCGAAATTTTAACATCACTACCTAAAAATTTAGTAGATTTGTTCATTTTTTGGCCGACTAGACCTTTAATACCTTTTGCTTCTGACATATTAGTTACCTTGATTGTTTGGGCGTTCATTTAGTTGCGCTCTCATTTGATGTAATACGGATAATGCTTCAAACGCTTCCGCTGATTTTTCAGCTGAAAGTGAACCATCTTTCGTACGTTGGAATGTTTTATTAATACTGACGTCTATACTTTTCAGCATATGTTTAACGGTAATACCGACAACATAGTCAATACTGAATGGTTTAATTTTAGCCATTGTTGTCTCGAAAAGAAATGGAGGGCCGAAACCCTCCACAATTAAACTAAGCTGCTGTATAAGCACCTTTAATTTCTGATTGAACCGA